GTTTATAGGGTTAAAGTAAATCTAATTTCTACTGATATAGAGACAAGGGGACTAATCCTCATCTCTACATCTTACTACAATGGTCATAGTATAAATTTAGTTTATCAACAGGGGATGGAACATACTACATGCACCTCAAGTTATCATCTTGATTAGCGGTGATTAACCTTAAGAGTATGAACTCATATGCCTATTGACAAATCAAAAGCTATGAATCTTATTTATAGTCTGTACTCTGCATATTCGTCAATACCCGCACTAGACTCCTAATAATCACTTATTAGATACTTGTTTCCATAGCTTTATCAAATTCTAGTTTTCAGTTTATCCCCATGTTATACACATATTACTATATAATAGGGTATATTATCAACATCTTATCAACATATTATCAACAATACTGCTATATATGCTGTATATATACTGTACTGTTAAGGGAAGTAGATTAAAAGAAGGTAAATAAGTCCGTTCTGTTGCCAGGTGGACTATTCCCCGTCTAACTGTTAATACAACAACAGCTTACTTAGACAGATTTGCAACGAGTGTTTCCACTGCTGCAGTAAGAGCATCCAACTTAGTATCTATTGAACCAGCTCCAGGAGCCGTAAACCCAGATTGTCCTGCAACTTGTGCAGCATACTGTGGGTCATTCATTAGACTATTGTGGACCGTAGCTTCAGCCTCGAACTGTAGCATGCTTCTACCATCTTGAATAAGCTGATAGTTCTGTACTTTAGTTCTTACACCAGACATCTTAAGCCTAGTGTTAGTCTGAACGTTAGCTCTTACGCTTTCAATCGTTGTGTTTGTAATAAACCTCCGAATCAATTGTTAACGTAAAATCAATAATCAAAAATCCCATCAATGGGGGTACCCCCTCTCTATATAGGGCTACTTCAAAATGCTACAATTTTTTGTTGCAAATAACATGGGGTATGCTTAGATTAAATGTAAACAAAGGAGTCTGTATGACGATAACTAGTAAAGATTTAGGTGGCGGCAATGCTCTAACTGGAGTAGCTAGAAAAGAGCACGAAGAAAGATTAAAAAACCAGCAGCTACTAGAATCTGCAATTCAAAAAGTAATATCTGAAATGGAAGTAGAAGAAGAGTTAGATTTAAAGAAAAAGAAAGAACCAAAGAAAAAGAAATCTACATAATCTACTATTATCTATAAGTAGCTGCTAGTAGCTATCTAAGATAAAGTGTTTTATTAGGTTAGTCAAGGAAAAAATGTATGGGTACATCAATTAATTGGTTAAGTAAACTTCCTCAAGAGGACCAAGAGCGTATTTTAGGTCAAATTGAGAAACTAGTTAAACTAGAGCGCATCTTAACTAAAGAACTAGAAGACGAAGAGCATATAATGACGGTTATAGACGATGAAGCCGATGCTGCCGAGGGAACAAATAGTGTACCTATAGAAATCAATGGAATAAAACATTGGGTTCACAAGGATGTTATGTATTTGATTGAGTCCTTGCATAAACAATTAGCAAAGCGTGGAAAGTAAAAAAATTAGAAATAAAAGACATTACGTCTATGATACAAAAGAGGAGTTTATGAAGGACCATCCCAAAGGGATACTTCACTCCGAATGGAGAGATGCAAAGGAGGGAGATTGGGTTTTGAGTGATGATAAACGTATTGTTCAACTTCTTAAAGTGTCTGATAAACTTAGTCATCCAAAAGATTCTAAAAACTATAAACAATCTAAAGGGTATGTAAGAACTATAGTTGGAACATTTATTAATTCTAAGAAAACTAATATGGATACGGACTTTGAGAAACACCCAAATCGCTACACATTTAGCACCAAAATCAAGAATACTTCCTCTAGGGTAAAGGAGAGGTCGAATTGTACAAACAGAGAAAAAATTTTCGCCACGAGCGTGGCAGTAGGAAAAGATGCAGTAAGTGCATATATGAAAGCATTTTCAGAAGCAAACCAAGGTAAGGCTAGAAAAAAAGCAGTAGTCTTACTTAAACAGGAGAGAGTAATGAGCGAAATTGAAAAAACTTCAAAAGAAATCGCTAAACAGCTAGGAATTGACCATGCATATATATTAGGTTCCCTAAAGCAGTTAGCAGATACAAGTGAAGACCAAAATATAGCATTGCAGTCCTTAAAGGAATTAGGGAAAGCAATTGGTACATTAGGTAATCAAGTTAAAAAAATAGAAACTGGAGTCGTAGGAATGTTCCAAGGGTTTAGTCCTGATGAAATAGAAGGAGCCTCAAGAGCTATACTTCCAGAAACAACATCCAAGGAGGATAAATGATTTGTCCACATTGCAGTAGCATGTTAACAAAAAAAGAGGGTAAGAAGAGAAACAAAGAAACTGTAAAGCAGCAATTTAGTTGTAAGTCTTGCGGTAAATGGTTTTCTATTCCTATACCTTCAGATGTAAAAGAGTATGATAAGAAACACATAGAGCCTGGAAAACTATTCCAAGTAAAGAGTGATGAGAAACTACGAATACATGGATTAACTGATGTACACGTTGGAGCAAACGAATTTGACTTAAAGAAATTTCAAGAGGCAATTAAAATTATATATGAAGACCCGAATGCACGATGGTTTGGGAATGGAGATATGATAGAACTGATTCCCCCTAATTATAAAATAAATCAAAGGGGACAAGGCATCCCACCAGAAGAACAATATTTAAGTTTTTTAAAGCTTGTTCAACCCATACAAGACAAATGCCTATTTATAAGAGGAGGGAATCACGACTATCTAAGAAGTTTTAATATACTAGATTTTGATGTATGTAAAACATTAGCAAGTGAAATGGATGTTCCATATTTTAGATTGCCAGGATATTCTCAAATCACTATTGGAGACAAAGATTGGTTTCTAGTTAGTGGACACGGAAAGAGTGGAGCTAAAAATGGAGACATGGAATTGAATCAGATGGCTTCAGTATATTCTGATGGAGATGTTTACTTTTTAGGACATAATCATCAGTTGTATTGTAAGCCAATTGATTCATTGACAATAGAAGGCGGAGAAGAAAGTCTAAAACGAAAATGGTATGTAAGGGGAGGGTCGTTCCTCAGATACGCAGACTATGCTCGTTATAGCTTCTATGGTATTCAGCGTACGGGTTGGATTACTATGGAATTTACTAAAGATAGAATAAATTGCTGGGAGAATTAAAATGCCAAATAAATATTATTCAATGAAATGCACAGCAGGAGAATATCACACAGACGGATACTTTCAATTAGGTTGGGAGATATTTAAACATAGATGTTGGCATTTATTAAATCACGGCAAATGGATGGACTAATGAGAAGAAGAATATTCGGAGGATTTGAAAAGAGGATTAAGACAAAGAAAAAAACCAGACAAGGTATGAGCAATAATACTAAGTATGGAAATAAACTTAGTCCTAAATACTATAAAAAAAGAAGCAGGGGGCAAGGATGAAAAATAAGAAAAGTCTAACAAAACATGATATGCTAAGAGCTATAAAATCTATGGCTATGGAAATACAAATGTTACAGCGTCATGTAATGATGATGGATAATATTATTGATAAGTATATTCGTATGAATAAAGACGAAGATAAGCTTAAGAAATATATGGAAAAATTACACAAGGAAAAAGTTGAACATAAACAGTCAAAACGTAAGCAAAGCAGAAGAAGCGCTACAGCTAGCAAGTAAGGATATGATTGCTTTTGGTAAATTATTTTTACCAGACGATTTTATGCGAAGCGAAACTCCAGCATTTCATTACGAGATGGCGGATGCTATTGATAACCCAGAAGTAAAACAACTAGCGGTTATTTTGCCTCGTGGTCACGGGAAAACTGTGCTCACAAAATGCTCAATTATTAAGGACTTTTGTTTTTGTCCAAAAGATGATATGCTATTTTATGCATGGGTATCTGCGACACAAAAACTGAGTACTGGTAATATGGACTATATTAAGTATCACTTTGAATATAACGATAAAATCAAATACTATTTTGGTAATTTGAAAGGAAGGAAATGGACAGAAGAAGATGTTGAATTACAAAATGGATGTAAGCTCATTAGTAAATCGAATGTTGCAGGGATTCGAGGAGGGGCTAAATTACATAAGAGGTACGACCTTATTATTCTCGATGACTTCGAACATGAAGCAAACACGATTACAGCTGAAGCACGTAGTAAAAACTCTAACCTCGTTACTGCTGTGGTTTATCCTGCTATCGAGCCTCATACTGGTAGGCTTCGGGTTAATGGTACTCCTGTGCATTATGATAGCTTCATCAATAATCTTATCATTAATTACGAACGTCAAAAAAAAGGTAAAGACGATTTTGCGTGGAGAGTAATTACATATAAAGCAATATTGCCAGATGGCAGCTCTTTGTGGCCTGGATGGTTTCCTCTTTCTAAGTTAGAAGAAAAAAAGAAATT